GTCACAGTGACCCTCAACGTGTGGGATCTGTACGACGTGAAATTATTCAAAGCAAACAAAAACAAAGCCGTCGTGAAATCAGAGTGGTCGAACGTGGGAGCAGAAAACATTTCTGAAACCGCGTATCAAGCATCCTGTTTCAACAATTACGTTTAGGAGGTGAAAAATGAATTATGACCTCAGTACCCCTAGTGGAGCGTTGAAGTTCGCTATTGATGCCCATGAGGGACAAGTGGACAAGCAAGGTATCCCTTACTTCTATCACCCTGCCCGTGTCGGGTCGGCGCTGTGGGCGTTCGGGCCTGATTACGTTATTGCGGGTTTCCTGCATGATGTAGTTGAGGACACTGATTACACGCTGGAGGATCTTGCCAGTTTTGGCGCTAATCCTGTCGTTTTGAGCGCAGTAGAGTCGGTGACCAAAACGGAGTCTGAAAGCACTCTGGAGGCGTATGAGGCAAGTATTCGGAGGGCTATGGCTGATCCTGTCGGTCGTTACGTTAAGGCCGCTGACGTGGTTGATAACTATTCCCGTATTTACGGGGTCAAACCCGCTAGGTTGCGTAATAGGTTGCGTGAAAAGTATTTAATGGCTCAATTGGTTATTGCTGAGTTCATTCCGGGTTATTGGAGTGGATGGAGTGTGACTGCCCCCCAAGAGGCTCCCTAACCCCCGTGTGGTAAACTGGGGTTGTAAGCAAGGTCACCCTGAAAAAGGAGAAAAAAATGAAAACCACATTCAACAAAGAAAACCGGACATTCAAAAACCAGTGGTCACTCACGGGCGAATCGCGCAACGAAGGCGCACCTACCCTGCAACTCACCACTTCATTCAACAAAGACTACAAAGAATTCAGGGCTAACCTGTCCTACGTCGAAATCCGAAACGAGCAAGGTTACAAGGTTCTCAACTGGCAATCCGATTGGGACAATTTCACTATCAAACGTGAAAAGGTAGCCCGATACAGCGTGAAGGGTCTGGAGGCGTTTCTGGAATCCGTTCTTGAAGAATTGGGACAGATACCCGATGAAAGAGTCGTTAGCCTTTTGAGCAGAATCCAAGAAAACGAGGTGGCCGCATGAGTCCCACAAAAGAATTCCCCGTCCTAACCCACATCATTGATTATGAAAACGGGAAAATCAAATATGAGAAATTCCTTGAACTATTTCAATACCTCGTAAACACGGGGTTGGCTTGGCAGTTCCAAGGATCCTATGGTCGTACCGCCATATCACTCATTGATGAAGGGTTAATCAGCAAGCCAAACGCCTAACACAAGCCAATATCCCAGTACACTTACCCAATGGAGGAAAAAGGTACTGGGATTTTTTCTGACATCAGCCCTCTCCAACAATGGGCGACACAAGTACACGAAATGTATCAGGCGATGCTGGCAGCCGGTTTCAGTTCAGTCGAAGCGTTAACATTGATTGGTACAATGACTAAAAATTCTGATGACTGAATGGGAGACGAATGGCATCCCGAATGGATTTTAACGAACTAGGCACCAGTGGCCTTAAACGCACAAGCGGGTTCGTTTACGACGAATTCCTTTCACGGCTCCAAGGCATACAAGGCATCAAAACATATCGTGAAATGTCCGACAATGATCCTGTTATTGGTGCCGTGATTTACGCTATCGAAAAAGTTATTACCCGGCTGGAATGGCGAGTTGACCCGTATAAGGACAATTCTATTGACGGTGACATTGACCAAAAAGATATTGAGACAGCAGAGTTCATCGAATCTTGCCTCAACGACATGAGTGATTCGTGGGATGCCACGCTTTCGGAAATCCTGTCAATGGTTATTTACGGTTGGTCTTTCCACGAAATTGTGTATAAGCGTCGTGTTGGGCCAAACGAAAAAGATCCATCAAAACGATCCAAGTTCACTGATGGTCAAATAGGTTGGCGTAAGTGGGCTATTCGTGGGCAAGAAACTTTGTACTTGTGGTCTTTCGATGACGACGGTGGTATCCAAGGAATGCAACAAGTGGATCCTTACACTGGTCACGGTGTTATTGGTATTCCTATCGAAAAATCTTTATTGTTTAGAACAACAACAGCAAAAAACAATCCTGAAGGAAGATCGCTTCTCAGGAACGCATACCGACCGTGGTGGTTTAAGCGTCGCATAGAGGAAATAGAAGCAATCGGTATTGAGCGTGACCTTGCAGGTTTACCTATCGCCCTTGTTCCACCAGAGTATTTGTCAACGACCGCTACACCTGATCAGCAAAACGTGTTGTCTGCCATTAAACAGATTGTTACGTCAATCAAAAGAAACGAGAATGAGGGAATCATTTTCCCGCAGGTTTACGACGAATCAGGTAAACCAATGTTTGAGTTGAAACTGATGAGCAGTGGCGGGTCACGCCAGTTTGACACTGACAAAGTTATTACTCGAATGGATCAACGTATCGCTATGAGTGTGCTGAGCGATTTTATTTTGTTGGGTAATGATCGTGTCGGGTCTTTTGCTTTGGGTGCAACAAAAATGGATTTGTGGTCAATGTCAGTTGATTCTATTGCTAAAACTATTGCTGACACTGTGAACCAACATGCGATTCCTCGTTTGATGCGTTTGAATGGTATCGAACCTGACCGTGCCCCTTCGCTTGCTTACAGTTCTGTTTCACACGTTGATTTGTCAGAGATTTCTGAGTTCGTTTCTAAGATGGTGACGGCTGGGATACTTGCTCCTGATCCTGTGTTGGAAGATCATTTGCGTGAGTTGGCTGGTTTACCACCTGCTAATCATGACGCTGGGGACACCGGGGTGGATATTATGCCCGATCAGGATATGAAAGATATTTTGAATAGTCCTGTTGGTGATGAGGAAGCGTCAGCCGACGAGCCGGAGGAATAAATCGTGGCGCTCGTAATTGGCGGTAAGCGGGTCACTAAAGCAAAAAACATTCCACCGAAACCGTCACCGTTAGAACAGTCTCTGATTAACGCTATCGTTTCAGTGAATGAGGGTTTCGCTAACCGTGTTGACGTTGATGCTTTAGCCGCCGCTATACAGGGTCTTAACCCAGACAATTTTAATAAACTTTTGGATGAAGTTTTGTTGTATCAGGAGATTGATTTCTTTATTAAGGATTCTTTACGCCGTATTGTTTTGTCGGGTGCCACGAGTGAGGCTCGCAGTATTATTCGTAACGCTCCTCGTGTGGGGCAAAACCCAATGTTGGCGTTGGAGTACGGGGGTAAAGTTTTACCTAATGGAATTATTTTGCCGGGATCGGCACCGTCTTTTCCTGATGTGATGTTTTCTATCGTTGGCCCCGTTGACCGCATGTTTACTTACATGAACGCTAACGCGGTTGCTTATGCAGCGACACGTTCGTCACAATTGATTCGTTCTATTGATAATTCTAATCGTGTTGCGATACAAAAACTGATCACTCAATCGTTTACCACACCAAGATCCGTTGACGATACTGCCCGTCTTATTCGACGGATTATTGGTTTGCATCCTCGTTGGGCTTTAGCAGTTGAAAGGTTTCATGACAATAATTTTCGGCAGTTTATTAAGGAAGGGATAGAAACTAATCGTGCTTTTGATATGGCTGACGCTATGGCCGAGAAATATCGGGCTAAGTTGATTCGTAGTAGGGCGCGAACGATTGCACGGACGGAGATTCAGCAGGCACAAAACTTTGGTAGGGAAGCGTCTTGGAAGGCTTCAGATAGGGCTGGGTTACTTGATGCGCGTTCGGAGAAAGAATGGCGCACAGCGCCCGTGGCAAGCCGTTATGGGCCGCCGTGTCCTATCTGCATGGATTTGAGGGGGACTAGGGTTCCGTGGAACGGGGTTTTCGCTAACGGGAGTTCAATGCCTCCTGCTCACCCTAATTGTCGTTGCACAGCCGTTTTGGTGCCTCCTACTCGTGGTTTGACTGGTTTACCTTCTCAGGATATGGGTGCTTGGATTGATCGCCTTGATGCTTTGGAGGCTGAGCAGATTCGTGAGTTGAATGACGAGCAGGTTCCGGGTGCTGCTTTACAGATAGAAATACTGACGAAGCATTATCAAGGCAAGCATGACCAGAAAACTCATGGTAGTTGGAGTTTGGGAACAGGGCTTGATTCTATGCCTTATAAGTGGAATCCTCCAAAGCGACGCGGTGTGAATGAAATGTCAGATGATAGATTTAAGGCTAATTTAGATAAATTTGAGAGTGTCGCGCAAGATCCTATTGCTATCCGTATGACGGGTGATCGGCTAGATAAAATAATTGCGGACGGTAGATTTAAGAGTATAAAGGAAGGCACCAGATCAGGAAGTGCTTTCGACTCTCACTTACAGGCACGGGTTGAGTTGGAAAACGGTACTTGGGGTGTGCCTAAAGATGGGGTTCAACCTATGTACGGGTATTTAGAAACGACGTATGGCGGGCACAGGCCACAAGTACATTATTACGGACGTGTGAAGATAGTTTTGAAAGATAGTGTGGCAGGGAGATCCACATTTACTGCCGGTGACAGTCTAAATAATGGGCTTATTCCTGTGTCGATAACAGATGCCAGAAATCGAAATATAAGTAATCTAGCAATCGGGGGAGCATATGTAGGTTACTCAAATCGGGATACTGAGTCGGGCGTAGATTATTATGAGGTTCAAGTTCATGGGGGAATTTCTTTATCCGATATTAAGTACGTTACATCTGACGGTAAAGAAATTGGTCAAGCCTCAGTCAACGCTCTTAAAGAAAATGGGATTGAGGTCTTTGGAAATGACTGAAACCATTATTGATAACCCAATTACAGGGGTGCGTGAGTCCCTTGATCAAGTAGCGTTCAACAAGTACATGTCTCAGACTAATGGGCTAGTTATCGAATGGATTGTTGAAGTAAATGTTGAAAAACATTATCAAGGTCAACACGATCAGAAAACTCACGGCACTTGGGCTGCCGGTGTTTCTAAAGATTACGCCGCAAAATTTCTTGCCGCCAAAGAAACGGGTCAAAAAATAGGTTTAACAAAAGAAACCCTGAAAGAGATACGCCACGATAATGTTGAAACCGGAAACATGAATGCTTACGGTATGAGTTCAAATGGGGAAACAATCATGGTTCACGCTATGGAATTGCGTTCGGCGCGGTTGGCTGAAACGGAGAAACTGTTTGCTGCTATGCATCCTGAGTTGCGTGAAAATTTGACTAACAACATGGATGAGTTGCGTTCCGAGGGGACGGTAATGATTGCTATTAACTCTGATGATGCACTAAAAGTTTTACAGGAAGAATTTTTTAGAAGCCAGTTTGATACGGGAACTTCTAACGGTATGGTGAATCACGATATTCGTGCCGCTGAGGAAACGTCAGTTCACGATATTCACCCTGAAATAAACCCTCGTTTGAGGCCGATTTATGGTTATGTGGCTTTGGAGAATCTTACCCCGTTTAATGTGAGTAATTATGGGGATATTCGTTTTGAGTTAAATGATTCTGTGAAACAAAGAACCACAATGACGGATGGTGATTCTCTTGCTTCACGCGCCACGCCTGTTCCTATGGTTGGTAAACCTTTGACCCAAAGAGAGGCTGTGAGTGCTTCGATGGGTTGGGGTGGTGAGTTGCATAATTTTGTTGGTGATGATGTTTATGAGCATATGGATGATGTTTCTTATAGTGATAGTGGATATGTTGAGGCACAGATTTTGGGTGGGGTGAATCTTAGAAATGGTGATGTTAAAACAATTCATATACCTATGGGAATGTACGATGAGTCTGTGGAAGGTCGTACCGAAAATGCTTTGGTTGCTTTGGCTAAAGAGTGGAGGATTGAGGTGGAGTTTTATGAGTCATAGCATTGAGTTCCCTAAAATACTTTCTGGTAAACTGGGGTTGTGAATATGACTAAAAGGGCAGCGGAGCCGGGTGAAACCATTTCGTATAGGGGTGACGGTTCAAGTCTTGTGTTTGATTACACGGATTCTAAGGGTTTAGAGATGGGTCATATTGTTCGTTCTGATGGTT